GACAGACGGGACGATGGATGTCGAGACGAAAGCCTTGTCCGTGAGGACGTTCCCGTGCTGCGCGAGGAAGGCCACCGGATCCTTGCCCAGCTCGGCGTGTTCCATGCCGCGCCAGACCACGACGTCACGCTGGAGCGGCTCGGCCTTGTCGATCGACTCGGTCAGCAACCGAGCGTAGTAGCCCGGCTCCCCGCCCTGGCGAAGCGAGCGGTTCGTCTTTTCGTAGCCATGCCCGCGGTAGTCGTCGATGGCCTTGCGTTCGTGGCCCGTTACCCCCTCTTCCCATTTCGTCCTGGCGGACGCGATGCTGGACTCGTAGGCCTTCGGGTCCTCGCCGCCGAGCTTCCCGAGCTCGCCCTGTCCGAACGGCAGCTGCTCGAGCTTGAGAACGCGAGGGGTCCTTCCGGCGGCTGGCGAAGTGCCGGAGGCCGCGCCTGGCGTCCAGCGGCCATGCTCGTCGCGCTCCACATCGCCCCACCCGGCATCGCCTCGCTTGCGGAGTTCGGCGAGATAGTCCCTTCCGAGTTTCTCGAGCTTCGCCTTCTGCGACGGCGAAAGAGGAAGTGGGGCGGAGTCGGTGCGGAGCACGCCGGCCTTGGACTCGCCGCGCCGGTAGAGGACGAGGGCTCGCCTCACGGCGACGTCGGCCCTGAAGACTGCACGCTTCCGAGCGTTCACCTACCCCACGTATCAGGGTCGCCGAAGCAGGCGCGTCAGGCGGCCTCTTCGCTCAGCTCCGCGATGAGGTCCTCGAGCAGCGGCTCGGCTTGGCACCGACAGTTGATCTCGTCGCCAGGGATGATGGGCTCACCGTCTCGACCGGGTGGAGGGTCGTCCCACCTGAAGACCTTGCCCTCGAGCCGCTCGTGGGATTCGCGGACGCGGTTGTCGCGCGCTGTCCGCCACCGGAAGCTGTCGACGCCAAGGTCGCGCTGCCGCTCTTCGTTGAGGGAGCCGAAGAACTTTCCGACCTGATCGCGGGCCACGAGCTGGGCGTGGCTCTCGGCTACGCCGGTCCTCTGCTCGATGGTGCCGGCGAGGTCTTCCCAGCGGACGCCCTGGCGCATGCCACGGATGATCTGGGACTCGACGTCGCCGAGATACCGCTCGGGGATGGACTTCACGAGGGCGACGTTCTCGGTCGTGAACGCCTGGACCCTGGGCAGCAGCCAGGGCTCGACCTTCAGGATGTCGATCCCGAAGGCGGCCTTGAACTGCTTCCCCAGCTCCTGATGCTGAAACGACGCGGTTCGGTTGGCGATGCTCCGGGCGAGCTGGGCGAAGCGCGTGTTACCCCACTCCTTGAAGAAGTCGCGAGCGATGGAGTCGAAGAAGCTGTTGAAGTCGATCGCGTCGGCGTGCAGGGAGTCGCGCTTGGTCGGGGCGTAGTCGCGGACGAACTCGGCGAACCGAGGCTTGAGAGCGGTGAGCACGCGGGTGCTCGCCTCCCGGACCATCGCGCGGAGGGCGCCGAAGTAGCTGAGCCGGATCGCGTCGGGCTGGAGCTGGCGAGGTAGCGCGCGAGTCGAGCGTCTTCGTCCCGACCGCGCCATCATCGCGCGGCGGACCCGGATCTCCGCGAGGGCCCGGTCGCGCTGGCTCACGGCCTGGCCGGCTTGCCCGCGTTCTTGGGCCTCGGGCTGGGAACCGCACGGACTGGGGGCGGTCTGGCAGCGGCGGGCGGCCTGCCAGCGGGCGGTGGTGCGGCAGGGGTACCTGGGGCTGCGTCGGTGGGCGGAGGCTCGGGAGGCTCGTCAGGCGTGGGGTTCTCGGCCATGCCCTTGCGTAGTTCCTTGTCGATGTGGATGTCGGCCGAGAACTCGTCACCGCCGAAGTGCGAGACCGCGGCCTCCTCGGGCATGACGACCTGGGCCGCGATCCATGCCGCGTCGGCTTGCGCGATCGCGAGCCGCCGCTGCGCCTCCTCGGTGGGCGAGAGCTGCGTGAGGGAGCGCCAGACGAGCGACCAGTTCTCTGGTTCGACGCCACGGGTCGGGCCCTCCTTCGAGATGAAGAGGAGGTGGATGAGGCGCTCGAGGGGATCGCGCAAGATCTCATCCTGGAGGCCGGACATGCGGTCCATCCACCAGTTGGCGTCCTGCTTGCCGGTGGCGTTGAGGCCCGCGGGGCTCTGCCCCATGAGCCGCGTCACCGGCATGTCGGCCGCCGCGGCGAGGCGGTTGGCGATGCGGTCCAGAACCTCGGCGAGTCCGCTGAGAGGCGTTGGCTTGCGCTCGAAGTCCTCGACCGCTCCGCCGGCGCCGTCGCCGGCGTCGAGCAGGACAGCGCGCAGCATGGACCTCGCCTCGTCCATCATGGCGAGCCGGTCCTGGACGAGTTTCTCGTTGCCGGTGGCGAGGGCCTCGAAGAGGCCGCGCATCTTGTAGACGGCCTGGGAGAAGTCCTGAACGAGGTGAGCGGCGGAGCCGTAGCTCATCCCGAAGTCGCCAAGGACCTCGACGACGCGCACGAAGACGGAGTCAGGCCAGCCGCGATTCTCGTTCGTCTGCCGGCGAGAGACCCGGGTCCCCTCGAAGCGGAGGAGGCGCGACTCGTGGACGACGGTGGTCCCTCCGATGCGCTTGACGCCTGCCGCCTGGAGCCCGCCCGGTATGCCTTGCGGATAGATCCAGTACGTCTCCGGCTCACCGAAGCCTTCGTCCTCGGCGTCCTGGTAGTAGGTGCGCGGGCACGCTTCCCAGGCGTCGAACACGGTGAGGAAGCGGATCCGCTTGAGCGTGGCCTCACGCAAGGGCGTGGAGATGTCGGCCACCCCGTCGTCGGCGCCGAGAAGCAGGACGGCGCCGCCATAGCCGCGCTGGCGCATGATCGCCTCGCGCACGCGGGTCTGAGCCTTGAGCCGCTTGAGAGCCTTCTCGACCGCCTCGGCGTCATCCTTCGTGTCGGAGACCTCGTCCTCGCTCTCGTTCTCGATGTTGACATCGAGCCAGCGGCGAGTCATTTCGCGAGCGGGTTCCTCGACGATCTTCGCGGCCATGTCGTCGCCGCGCCAGAGGGCTTCGCAGTCGGCCCAGGAGAGCCTGGTGGATTTGACCCTCCCGCTGGTCCTCTTGTCGCGCTGCGTTCCCAGGCCGGTGAGGACGTTCTCCCATCCGTCACGCCTGTTCAGGCCGATGACCTTCCTCGGCTTCGACGTGGTGTCTATGGAGTCCTTGCGCCGGGCCGCGGCACGCGTTCGCGCCATGAGCCCACGTATCAAGGAGTGGAGCGCGCTGTTTCATGAGCCAGTCTCTCGGCCGGCGCAGGGTCTCCCTGCGAACCATGGCGCGCTCCGCGAGGTGAAGAGTAGCAGCTGCTGATTTCGCACAGCGCCTCGGAGCGGGCGGCCTTGTAGTGCGAGCGCTTTCCGTGCGGGCTGCGCGGTACCGTTCCGCCAAGCACCGCGCCGCGATCCCCTCCGCTTCACCCCGCGTCGGAACCGGCCGCCGCGCCAGCACCGCCCGGCGCCGAGGCGCTGTGCGAAATCAGCGCTTCCCCATCGTCGTGAGGAAGTCGAGGTTCCCGGTCCCGAGCCAGCGGAGCAGCTGCTGGCTCTGCTGGTCGACCGCGTCGTCGTGCGCGCCGAGCGGGAAGTCCTTGTGCTCGCCGATGTAGCGGTCCCGCCACGGCGCGTGCAGCGGCAGGTACACGTTCCCCGCCTCTACCTGGGGCGAGGTCGCGGCGGCGCGCGCTGCCTTCCCGCCCTGCGGGTTCACCGAGATGATGCCGTGGATCTTCGACTTCAAGGTCGCGATCACGGCCGGTCCGTTCGCCTTGTCCTCGACGAGCTTGGCCGTCGCCTTCGGCCACTTCGTCACCTGGGCCTGGAACGCCCGGAGCGTCTCGGGGAAGTCCATCCGGCGCCAGTCGAGATCGAGGAGGAAGCGCTCCGCGCCCTTCTTCGCCCAGACGCCGCCGGCGACGAAGTCCGAGTCCTTCGTGTCCTTGAACGCGCAGTCCCAGGAGAGCGAGAACTCGTCGAACTTGTCGGGCAGGACGATCGTGCGCGAGCGGAGATCGCCGAGATAGGGATCATCGACGTCGTCCTCCCAGGCGTGCCGCCAGAAGCGCCACCAGGATGCCTTGAACATCCCGCCTTCGCTGGCGGTCGGGCGCTGCTGGTGCTGGCCGGGGAAGCCGACCGAGCCGAGCCGCCGCTCCTCGGCGGCGATCACCTCGGCCGAGAACATCTCCGGGAAGAGGAGCTCGCCTTCGACCTTCCGCGGGTCCTCCCAGAATTTCGCGCGCTCGGGGTGCTGGCCATAGGTGACCGAGCGGCGCTTCGGCTCGAACCTGGACGGCAGGCAGAGGTGCTCCCATCCGCCTTGGTCGAGGATGTGGCCGGCGAGATCCTCCGAGTGCAGGCGCTGCATGATGACGACGCGCACGCCCGTGCGTGGATCGGAGAGGCGGTTCGCCATCTCCTGGTCCCACCAGCGGAGGACCTCGTCGCGCGCCGCCTTCGAGTGCGCGTCGCCCGCCTTCAGCGGGTCGTCGACGACGATCGCCGATCCGCGGTGTCCGGTCCCAGCCCCGTCCACTGAGGTGGCGAGGCGAAAGCCCATGCGCGTGTTCTGGTAGTAGGCCTTGACGTTCTGGTCCCCGGAGAGCTCCCACTTCCCCCGGACGAAGCGCCGCTTGTACCAGTCGGACTCGAGGATGAGCCGGCACTTCACGCTGTCGCGAATAGCGAGCTGCGAGGCGTAGGAGGAGAAGACGCCGCGCCATTCCGGCTTCTGCGCCCAGATCCAGGTCGGCCAGAAGACACACGTCTGGAGCGACTTTTGGTGACCAGGCGGGACGGTCATGAGGAGCTGCCGGATCTCTCCGCGGTAGACGGCCTGGAGGTGCTCGCCAATCGCGTCGAGGTGCCAGTTCCAGACGAGCGGCGTCCCCGGCTCGACGATCGGCCAGGCCGCGCGCGAGTAGGCCGGAAAGCTCCTGATGAGCCTGCGCCGCTCCTCCTCGAGCTCGATGTCAGGCAGTGCCGGTAGGGCGTACATCGGCCGGCGCGCTCGGAGCCGCGACCGCAGCCCGCCGCGCGATCTCCTTCAGCGCCGCGAGGTCCTCATCGGAGAGGAACTCGAGCGGCATCACCGTGTGCGCCACCTCGATGGGCTTCCCGTCCTTGCCGCTGTGTTCGAGCCGCGCCGGCGCCTCCGTGCCCTCGAGCTTCATGCGGAGGGCCTCGGCGCGGATGATGACCTCGGCGCTGCGCGGATCGGCCCTGCTAACCCAGTGCGCGGAGATGAGGGCATCGAGGCGACGTCGCGTCAGCTCGGCCACCTGGTCGCTCAGCTCGTCCGTCCGCTCTTGAGCCTCGGCCATCGCGCGCCGGTAATGCTTGTGCGCCGCTTGCTTCGTGATCCCGAGCTGCCGGCCGATCTTCTCGAACGTCACCCCCGCCACTCGAAAATCCATCACCTTCCGCCGGTTCTCAAGGCCCCGCGCCACCGCCCCTCTGCCCCCTCCCTTCCGCGGGGGCGCCGCCGCCTCCCCCAGCTCCCCAGGCGCCGCCGCACCCCGCTCCACCGCAGCCCCAGGGCCCTCCCCGCGCCCGTCAACCGCCATGCGTCAACCCTCCACCCTCCCTCCACCACCGTATCAAAAGCCAGGGTGTTTCC